AAGCTTCTGTAGACTTGGCTAAGAAGTTTGGAGAGCCTGAGCTTCTGAAGGGATATGGTCGACGCAATGTTACCACGATGGCTATCGCACCTACAACATCAAGTTCATTTATTCTTGGGCAAGTATCACCGAGTGTCGAGCCTTTGAATAGTAATTACTTTGTGAAGGATTTGGCAAAGGGTAAATTCACATATAAGAATCCATACCTTGAAAAGGTTCTTATCGCTCATAATAAGAATAATCGAAACGTATGGAAGACGATTCTCACATCGGGTGGTTCTGTTCAAGGTTTAGATTTTCTGACTGATGAAGAAAAGAATGTGTTTAAGACCTTTGGCGAAATCTCACAAAGAGAGGTTGTTACACAAGCTGCGATTCGACAAAATCATATCGATCAAGCTCAAAGTATTAATCTAATGATTCACCCTAAGACTCCTGTTAAAGAAGTAAATCAATTACTTATCTTTGCTTGGGAACAAGGCGTAAAGACTTTGTATTATCACCGTGGTACTAATCCATCACAAGAACTCTCTCGTAACCTACTTAACTGTTCCTCCTGCGAAGCATGATAAATGAAACACAATACTGCCCACACTGTGACTCTCAATACTCTGTTCATTATAGAGAACAGGACGTTGATGAATATCTAGCTCCAGCTTATTGTCCTTTCTGTGGCAAAGAGAATTATGGAGAAGACGAAATTATAGACGAGGAAGAGTATGAATAAATAACTCCATGTGGAGTTATAATGGGAAAGAGTTTACATCTGAAATGATCGAAGATAATATAGGCTTTGTCTATATGGTCACTGATAAAGAAACAGGGATGAAATACATTGGAAAGAAGAATTTCTTTTCGAAGGTAACTAAGCCACCATTAAAAGGAAAAAAGAGAAAACGTAGATCAATAAAGGAGTCAGACTGGAAAACATACTGTGGTTCAAGTGAGGCTGTCAAAACTCTTGTGGAAGAGAATGGTTTAGATCATTTTGAACGAGAAATATTGCATCTATGTAAGAGTAAAGGAGAACTAAGCTACACAGAATTAAAGGAGCAAGTGGAACGCGAAGTTTTATTCAAGCCGGATGAATATCACAATGCTTTCGTCGGAGGACGTATCCACCGAAAGCATGTATTGAAAAAATGATTTGACATCCACCTCTTAGGTGATATAATCTAGTTCTAGATTTAACAATATATTATAGAAAGCGAGTTAACAAAATATTATGATAGTTATAGATTATTCCGCGATTGCCATTGCCGCAATCTTCTCTCAAGATCGACCTGAACAAATTGAAGAGGGTCTTATTCGCCATATGATTCTCAATCGAATTCGTATGTATAATATGAAGTTCCGTGATGAATACGGTAAGACAATCATTGCATGTGATGGAGGTTCATGGCGAAAGACAGTTTATGAGCAGTATAAGGCTGGTCGTAAAAAGAACCGTGATGAATCACCTTTAGATTGGGGTGAATTCTTTCGATTGATTAATCTTGTAAGAGATGAATTGAAAGAGAACTTTCCTTATCCAGTCATTACTGTTGAAGGTGCCGAGGCTGATGATGTGATTGCTGTCCTAGCACATTCTACACAAGAATTTGGTCAGAATGAACCTGTAGTAATTGTATCTGCTGATAAAGACTTTATGCAGCTTCAGAAGTATTCGAACGTGAAGCAATTCAGCCCAATGAAAAGAGATTTCATTAAGGTTGATGATCCTCACTTCTATCGATTCGAACATATCTGTAAGGGTGATAGTAGCGATGGTGTTCCAAATATTCTTAGCCCCGATAATACATTCACCGACGGTCTTCGACAAAAGCCAATGCGAGCTAAGAAGATTCAAGAATGGTATGAATCTAAAGATGATCTTGAATCTGTTATGGATACAGAGACATTGCGTAATTTCCAAAGGAATCGACAAGTAATTGACCTTGACTATATTCCATTGGGTATCACAGATTCAATCCGTCAAGAGGTTAGTAAAGAAGCAACCAAGCCTAAGAAAGATATTCTTAATTATCTAATCACTAAAAGATGCAACATGCTTGTAGAAGCAGCTGCTGATTTTCAATCTAAATAAAATTATGAGTAAGAAAACACTACACGATATATTCACTGAAATCCAAGAGGCACCTACACGTGCAGAACGACAAGAAATTCTAAAGAAGAATGATTCGTTTTCACTTCGAACAATCCTTCAACTTAATTTCGATAGCAATATCTCGCTTGACTTGCCCGATGGAAAGCCTCCATATACATGTGAAGAGATTCCATTTGGCCAGCCCGAAAAGAAGATTAAGATGCTAGGCTATTGCGCAAAGGGTAATAAAAAATTCAATTCAATTAAAAAGGAAAAGGCTTTTATCGACATCCTTGAGAGTCTAACAGAAGAAGATGCAAATATTGTTTGCCTTGCCAAGGATGGTAAGATTATGAAAGAATACTCTCGTGTTTCTGAGAGCTTGATCAAATCTGTTTTTCCAACACTAGTGAAATAATATGGCCATGTCTAAAGAGTGGCATCAATCAAGAGATTTTGAGAGGATGCAAAAACAAATAGAAGTTTTAGAGAGAAAGATTAGAGAGCTTGAGTCTTGGAAAAGTATTCAAGTAGAAAAAGAGATTGCACAACAGTATGCTAATAATTAAAGGCTTTACAACCTATTGATTATTCATATAATACTTTATAATGAACATCTTTGCTTTATCTCCTGTACCAGAAGTTGCTGCTAAATGGCATTGTGACAAACACGTTCCAAAAATGATCGTCGAATCTGCTCAAATGTTATCTACGGCACATCGAGTTCTAGATGGAATATTAGATCGTCGACCATCTAAATCAGGTAAGACACGAGTAAGATATTGGGAACTCGAAGAGGAACGCGAAGACATTCTATACAAAGCTGTTCATGTAGGACATCCTTGCACAGTTTGGACTATGGAATCTCATTCAAACTACAAATGGCATTATGAGTTATTCAAGTATCTGTGTAAAGAATATACACATCGGTATGGTAAGAAACATCTAAGCGAAAAGCTATTGCTTAATGTTCTCAAGAAAGCACCAAAGAATATCAAGAAGTCCTATATGACACCTTATGCCCTCGCAATGGGTTCAAACCCCGAGTGTATGGATTATGATGATCCTGTTGGTTCATATCAGAATTTCTATCAAACAAAACAAAAGCGCTTTTCTATGAAGTGGACAGAGCGTGAAATACCACATTGGTTTAAAAAATTATGACATACGATTACTACTGCGATAAATGCGATAAACAATGGGAGGAATCACATCCCATTGCGGATCGTGACAAACCTGTTGGAGAAGCCTGCCCTTGCGGAAAAGGTGGAACCGTAAAAAGAGGCATCTGTGCACCTGGGTTATCATTCGAAGGATCAGTATCAACTGTCCGAAAGGCAGGTTCTGGTTGGAATGATGTTCTAAAGGGTATCAAGAAGGCTTCGGGCAAGGAGTCTAATATCGAACACTACTAATGACAAGGAAAAGTTCTTCTAAGAAAAACGATCCTATTATACCCGAAGCTAACATGGTCATTGATTACGCAAAATCTATGCGAACAATCAGGGCTATTACAGATTCGCAAAAGGAAGCATATAGGGCTTGGGATACAGGAGAGAATCTTATATTATCGGGTGCTCCTGGTACGGGTAAGACCTTCATAGCGATCTATCTATCTCTTTTAGATATTATTAAAAATAATAGTGGAAAGAAATTAGTTATAGTTCGTTCTGTTGTTCCAACAAGAGACATTGGTTATCTACCAGGTACACAGGAAGAGAAAGAAGCTGCTTATCTGAATCCATACATTGGTGTTGTAACTGAAATCTTTAAGAACAATCCAACAATCTTTGGCTCCTTAGTGAAAGCGGGTATGGTTGAATTTCTTACAACATCATTTATCCGTGGTATCACGATCAAAGATTCTATTGTTGTGGTTGATGAATTTCAGAATTGTAACTTTCATGAATTGGATTCGATCATAACTCGAATCGGAAAGGGTTCAAGATTGATCTTCTCTGGTGATTATTATCAATCTGATTTTTCAAACAAAAGAGAACAAGAAGGCATCATTTCATTCTTACGCATTCTTGATAAATTGAAACACTTCACAAAGGTTGACTTCACATGGGATGATTGTGTACGATCGGGTATAGTTAAAGATTATCTCATAACAAAAGATAAACTAATGAGCGAGGGTCTTATCGTCGCCAAATGATAAAATGAAAAGAAACAATAGGGGTAAGAGAAACAGAAGAGATCACCTGAATGAATATGATCACTTCGAACAAAAAAGAAAAAGAACACAAAAGATGAATAGAGGTAAGAAAGGTAAGAAAGGCTTTTCTAACCAATACAAACACGAATTGTATATGGATAATGAATGGTAAATTCACACACAAACCAATTGAATTGAATTATGATCTATCTGCCAAGATGACAAAGGCAGGAAGATTGTATCAGGTGCCAGGAGGTAATTACTATCCTTCAATGACCACCGTTCTTGGTCATTTCACCAAGAAATCAATTCATGAGTGGCGGGCGGCTGTCGGAGAAGAAGAAGCGAATAGAGTCGCCCGCCACGCGACATCGAGAGGAAATGCAGTTCATTACACTGCAGAACGATATCTCAATAACGAAGAAGATTATTTAAGAAATCCGATGCCTCATGTACTTCAAATGTGGAACTCTCTTCAAAAAGTACTTGACGAAAAGGTGAATAATATTCATATGCAAGAATGTCCACTCTATTCTGATGATCTGATGATGGCCGGACGAGTTGATTTGATTGCGGAATTTGATGGAAAACCGTCAATCATTGACTTCAAAACTTCAAGTAGGCGCAAATCTGCTGATGAAATCGAAGGTTATTTTCTTCAAGCCACGGGGTATTCTCTTA